GCGCCGGATGACGACGTGCCGGATGACGACGCGGCTGAGGCCACGGGGCCCGTGTCAAGTCCATCGGGCCACGCTGGGTCAGGCCCTTTCCTGGCCCGCAACGACGCAGCGCCGGAGGAGCCCGCGCGGTGGGACAAGCCTTTGGCGGCCCCGTCCAGCGTCATCCGCAAATGGGCGCAGGCGCAGGGCATCATCTGCCCGGCGGGCGGGCTGCTGTCGGCGGCGCTGCTCAACATCATCAACGACCGCCGCCGCATGCTGCGCCTGCGGCCGTTCGTGCAGGCGGCCGCGCCCGCGGGCGGTGACGCATGAAGGTGACGTTCTATGAGGCCGCCGTGGCCTCGCTGGGCGACGCGGCGCGCAAGGGGGCGGCCATATTGGCCGAGGCGCACGCCGAGCGGGTGGATGCGTGGGAGGCTGCTCACGACCAAGGGGCGTTTCCGGCCGGCATGGCGGAGGTCGTCATATCGCTGAGCCATGACGGGGAGCGGTGCCCTGCGGCGTTGCACATGGTGCTCACGGTGCGGCTGGTGCCGGCCTCGGAGATGGACACGCGCGTGGCGGAGGGCGGCTGATGATCCGCCCGCTGCTGACGGCGGGCGAGGTGGCCGCGCTGCTCGGGCTGACGCGGGCGGCGTGGTATCGGCGCCGCCGCGCGCTTGAGGCGGCCGGGTTTCCGCCGCCGGTGCCCGCGCTGGGCAACCGGTGGGACCCGGCGGCGATCGACCGCTGGCTCGCCACGCAGCGCGGCGAGGCCGTCGAGCCAGCCGATTGGGAGCAGCGCCTGGCCGCCCGGCTGGACACGCACGCGGCAGTGCGCTGACGCGCGCCGCCTCGCTGGAACAATGGGTGATCGTCGGCTGACGCATTTTGCGGTTGCGCGGGGCCGCAAAATGCGGCATGTAGGCCCCGACGCTTGGCGATGGTGCCGGGCGGAAGGAAGAACGGACTATGTCTGCAAGGACGCCAGTGACCAGCCCGACGCTTGCTGAGGCACTGCGGACGATCGGATGGTCGCAGCGCGAGCTGGCCCGCCGTGTCGGCGTGGACGAAACGCGGGTGCGGCGGTGGCTGGCGGGCAAAGCCCCGATGCCGCTCGATCTCGTCGCTTGGCTGGCCAAGGCGGCTGTCTGGCACGAAAGGCACCCGCCGCCGGTCTGCAACGCCGAAGCGAAAGTGGCGGCGCCCGCCGCGCCGCGGAGGTGACCATGGCACGCAAGCGCATCCGCTACCTGACGGAACGGCCTGGCCCGACAGGCCCGCGCTATTTCTGGCAGCCGTCGACCGTGCTGCGCGGCCAGGGCTGGCAGCTCACCCGCCTGCCCGACGCCTTCGCTGAAGCCGTCGCGGCCGCCGAGCAGATCAACGCGCGGGTCGATGCCTGGCGCGCGGGCACGGGCGAGGGGCCGAACGGGCAGCCACCGGCCGGCCGGGCGACGGGCAAGGGCGCTGCGGCGAGGGCGCCGCGCGCCGCGCCGGGCTCGGTCGATGCGCTCATTGCCGCCTACAAGGCAAGCCGGTTCTGGCTCGGCCTCGCGCCGAAGACGCAGCGCGTCTACGCCTGGTGCCTGGACAAGATCAGCGCCTGGGCAGGCGACGCGCCGGCAAGCGCCATCACGCCGGCGCTGGTCGAGAAGTTCTACCAGCGGCTGCAGGTGTCGGGGGAAGGCGAGCGCAAGGAAACGCCAGCCAAGGCGGCGGCGGTGATCCGCGTGCTGCGGCTGCTGCTGGAAGCAGGGCGGCGGCTGGAGGTGCGCCCCGGCGTGCCCTACGTGACGGGCAATGCGGCCGCCCGGCCGGGGCTGACGGTGAAGCGCCAGCGCGAGCCGCGGCTGTGGTCGGCCGAGGATATCGCCGCCATGGTGGCGGCGGCCGACGCGCTCGGCTGGCGCAGCGTCGGAACCGCCATTCTGCTGAATAGCTGGATCGGGCAGCGGCTGGGCGACGTGCTGGCCCTGCCGCGGTGGGATGTGGCGGCCGGCGCGCTGGTGTTCCGCCAGCACAAGACGGGCCGCACGGTCAGCCTGCCGGTGCACCTGGTGCCCGCGCTGGTCGAGCGGCTGACGGCCGAGGCGCAGCGGCCAGGCGCGGTGCAGTCGCCGACGCACGCGCTGGTGCACGACCACACGGGCAAGCCGTGGCGGCCCGACACGTTCGGCCACGTGTTCGCCGAGGTGCGCACGCACGCGGCGAAGGCGCGGCCGAACTGCGGCGATCTCTGGTTCATGGAGCTGCGGCACACCGCCGTCACCCGCCTGCACGAGGCCGGGGTGGATGCACTCGGCATTGCCAGCATCACCGGCCATAGCGAGGCCGGAGTGTCGGCGATCCTCGGCCGGCACTACCTGGTGCGCACCGCGCGGGCGGCCGAACGAGCGTTCTGCCAGCGTATCGAGGCGGAACAGAAGGTGAAGTGAAGTCTAACGTTAGACTCTCGCCGTTAGACTTCGTTCTCGTTTCACCCCAAGGCCGCGCCTTCTAAGTCATTGATTTTATGGTGGGCGCACAAGGACTCGAACCTTGGACCCGCTGATTAAGAGATAGCGGATAATCGTGAGATATCAGCGGGTTACAACTTTGCAAAACGCGGTTTTTTGGCCAAAAACGGGCAAAAGTCTAACGGCCGCGCGGGGTCATAGTTCAACCGCCGTCTGAAACAGCGCGTCCACCTGCTCGGCCGTGGTGAGCTTCGCATCGATGGCTGCCTGCACGAGAGGGTGATCGCGCTCGATCACCGTCATGGTGGCCCACGTGATGCGCGCGGCAAGGGCCTGCTGGGGAGGAAGCCGCGCGAACACCGCGTCAATGGCGGCGGGCACCTCGCCCGTCCTGGCCGCCGCGAGCGCCTCGGCGTCGGTGATCAGCCCCGCTTGCGTCAGCGCGATCAGAAACTGCCGCCGCGAAATGGCGGCGGGCACAGGCGGCGGGGCGTTGCGCAGCGCCTCGATCTCGGCGACCTCGGCGGGGGTGGCGTCGCGGACCAGCGTCTCGCCGGTGACGGCGTTGATGGATTGGATTTGGATCGTGGTCATCATTTCCTGAGCCCCATGACAACAAGCCGACCGGTGTTTGCCGTGAACGCAACAGGCGCTGTTATTCGGATGCCATCCACCCATCCAGATCCGCCTGTCACACGGCAGGCCACACGGGTTGTGTAAGCGCTATTACCACTGCTCGTCTGAAAGAACGTGTTGGTTCTCACCATGGGAATCTCGCCAGAAGCCGGTTGTGACACGCAAGCGCTAATGGTCAGTGTATCATTCCAACAGCCGCCTGATGTCAGCGTGAGGTTCCCTTGGTTAGTGCCGCCAGCACCGCCCGCGTTGCTTACGGAGTTGTTCAATACAACAAACGTGTAGCCAGTCGAGACAAGAGAGCCGTTCCTATAAACTTGCATGTTGAGAGCAGTTGAATTGGTTGCTGTCGGTAGTGCATGAAGCAGATTGACAGTCACCAGATGATAATCTGCTAGGCTGAATCCAGTCACATCAATCACCGCGCTGTTGCTGATGGCAGCATCGGCAAGCTTGGTCCATAGATCACCGGCATCCACATACGCCTTACGCGCGGCGTGGTTGGCGTTGGTCGGGTTGGACGCGGGCAGCGTCAGCGGCGCTTCCAACGTCACCGCGCCGGACGCGCGGGTGATGAGCACCGGTGCGCCAAGCACCGCGCCGCCATTGTCGTAGCGCCGGATCACCAGATCGCTGCCGGCATTGCCGCCGCCTTCGGCCGTGGCGTCGCCGAGTTCGACCGCCCAGCGGTTGGACCCACTGGTGCGGCCGAACACCTGCGCCGCCTGGCCGCTGGCGGCCTTGTTCAGGATCAGCGCCGGGTCGGTCTTCGAGACGCTAACGTCAGTCGTAAACGCTGTGCTTGGCGGCGGCGTCCATGACCAAGCGAGCCGGAAATCGGTGCCGTCGTAAGTTACAGCCACCAAGTTACCCGCCACCAAATCGTTGGCCGCCAGCGTGCTGCCGTCCGGGCGGCGGATGGACTTTACGCCCAGGCCGTTGACCGTCAGCGTTGCCGCCCCGGTGTTGTTGGCGGCGACGACAAACGCATAGCGCTGCCCGGCGGCGTAGGAACCCGGCGCGCCGCCGATCAACAATGTCAGCGCGTTCGCCGTGCCGCCCGCGGTGCCGCCCCACCAATAAGCCTCGGCCGAGTTGGGTCCGGCCGGCTGCGCCACCGGATACGTCAGCGAACCGTCGGCGGCGAACGCCAGATACTTGTTGGCGCGCACGCCAGCGGGCGGCAGCATATAGGAGGCGGTCGGGTCGGACAGCGGCCGGGTGATCTGCCGCGACACGTCCTGCGAGACCTGCTGGACGGCAATCCAGATGCGATCGAATTCGGCGTTGAGCGCCGCCGCGCGGAAGTCGCCGCTCTCGGTGAAGTCGGTGCTGCGCTGGTTGGGCTGGTTGCTGACGATGGCGATGATGTCGTTGGCGAGCGCGCCCTGGGTCAGCGTGACGTTGCCGCCCGTGTTGTTGCCGACCCCGCTGACGGTGTAGTCGGTGTTCAACTGCAGCGTCGTGGTGGTGTTGTTGCGCAGCCGCTCCACCACTAGGTCGGCGGCGGCGAAGATGCGGAACGTGTAGGGAAAGACCGTCTGGCCCTGGTTGGCCACGTAACGGTCGCGGCGGGTGTTGGCGGGCAAACTCATAGGCGGCTCCTGTCAGAACACGTCGAGCTGCTGCCCGCCCCAGGGCAGCG